GGTGGCCGCGGGAGAGCTGATCCGGCTACCAGGTGGGCACGTCATCGAGGCCGAGCGGTACGACGTCGACGTGCACGGACCACGCGAGGCATGAGCCGATCGTGGGCGACCGGCAGCACCAGGGCGTGGCGCCGCGTCCGGGCTGCCGTGCTGGTACGGGATGGGGGGCTGTGCCAGCTACGCCTTGACGGGTGCACGGGGGTGGCTACCCATGTGCACCACACCGCCGGGCGCAGCGTCACCGGCGACGACCCGCGGTTCCTGCTCGCGTCCTGCGCGCACTGCAACCTGAGCCTGGGCGACCCGACCCGGCTCGCCGACCGGCCGAACAAGGCGGTGACCGAGTGGTGATCGAGATGCGCCAGCGACCGGCGGATTTTTCCCGGAGCCGGGCGGTGCAGGACACCCGACTGGTTCCAGAAGGCGTGGCGCGCCTCCTGGGGCTGGATCAAGAGCGCGGCGAGCAACACGTGGGACTTCCTGAAGAAGATTCCCGGCTGGCTCGGCACCGCCTTCTCCAAGGTCGCCAGCGTGCTGACCTGGCCGTTCCGGACCGCGTTCAACGCGATCGCGGACCTGTGGAACAACACCGTCGGCAAGCTGTCCTGGACGGTACCCAGATGGGTGCCGTTCCTCGCCGGAGACACGATCAGCGTGCCGCAGTTGCCGCACTTCCACGCGGGCGGGACCGTGCCCGGCGCGCCCGGTCAGGCCGTGCCGATCCTGGCGATGGCCGGCGAGACCGTGTCCGCGACCGGGCAGGGCCAGCGGGTGGTGCTCGAAATCAGGTCCGGCGGGACCAGCTTCGACGACGCGATGGTTCAGGCGCTCAGCCGCGCCGTCCGCCGTCTCAACGGCAACGTGCAGCTTGCTCTGGGCGGGCGCAATGCCTCCGCTTAACGTCGCCGTGGAGCTGTTCTACGACGGGGCGTGGCACGACATCATCGCGTCCAACAACGACGTGCTGGCCGAGGAGCCGATCGTCATCACCCGCGGGCAGGGCGACGAGAGCGCGGCGCCGCGGCCCTGCTCGATCACGATGCGCCTCGCCAACGATGACGACCAATACCGCACGAGCAACCCGCTGTCCCCGCTGTACGGCAAGGCCGGCCTGAACACCCCGGTGCGGGTGAAGGTCGGCGGCGTGGTCCGCGGCATCGTGGAGGCGTCGAGCTGGCGGGCCGGGCAGACCCCCGATTTCCGGCAGTCGCCGCGGCGCGGCAACGCCTGGGTGGACTTCCAGGGCGGCGGCATCCTGCAGCGGATCAACGGCTGGACGGAAGTCCTCAAAAGCCCGTTCCGGCAGTACAACGAGACGCTTCCGCACATCATCGGCTATTGGCCGGCGGAACAGGCACGCGGATCGACCGACCTGATATCCACCGTTCCCGGAACCAGGAAATATCTGTTCCTGGACATGGCTTTCGACTCGCAGTACAAACCCCCGGGATCGGCGCCGTTGATGGACTTCGGCCAGTCCGACGACGCCGAGGTCGACTACATCTTTCCCCGCAGCACCGGAGCTGATCCCACCGTCGGCTGGCAACTGTCCTGGGCCGGCCGATATGGGCCCATCGCGGCAGGACCGCAGACCATCATGGGCTGGGGCGTCGCCGACGGCACGACATGGGATCTGAGCCTGAACCCGACGACCGGGCAGATGATCCTGCAATCGTTTTCCTCGCTCGCGTCGGGTCTCACGCCGATCGTCAATTTCAGCGCCTCGTACAACGGCTACGACTGGTCGCAATGGACGCTGTTCAGCATCGATGCGCAGTACGCCGCGGGCACTACCACCATGTGGGTCAACTGGGTCAACGCGGATCTGACGCAGAGCGGCTTCATCACGACCACCTTTTCGGGTGTGCCGTCATTGCTGGACGGCCAGCAATGGGACATGAGCACGTTCGACGGCATACCGGCCGGATCCACCGTCGGGCACATCACCGGGGCGAACGTCAGCAGTGTCAACGGCGTCAACCTGTTCGACAACGCCCGCAAGCAGGCGTGGGCCGGCTACGGCGGCGAGACCGCGGCGGACCGGTTCGCCCGGCTGTGTGTCCTCAAGGGCGTCCCGTACTACGTGAGCAGCGGGTACGCGGCGTCGATGCCGATGGGACCGCAATCGGTCGCCACGTTCCCGCAGCACGTCGCGGAGATCGCCGTCAGCGACGACGCCCTGCTGTTCGACGTCCGCGACGAACTGAAGATCATCCTGTTGACCCGGGCCGACCGGTACAACCAGACACCCGCGCTGAACCTGATCCCCACGAACCTGCCCGCGCTGCCCACCGAGGTCACCGACGACCTACCGGCACACAACATCATCACCGTCAGCCAGCGCGACGGCGGCGACTACACCGCCGAGGACGACACCGGACCGCTGGGCACCCAGCCGCCGCCCGCGGGGATCGGCGACGCCCGGCAGACCGTCAACGTCAACGTGGACGCCGAGGCCGTCATGGGGCCGCTGCTGGCCGGCTACTGGCTGAACCTGGGCACGGTCGACCTGCCCCGCTTCCCGAGCGTCACCGTGGATCTGACCGCGTTGAGCCCAGCGAAGATCACCGAGATCGAAGCGGTGAACATCGGCTCCGTCATCACGATCACCGGCATGCGGGAGAACGTGATCCGGCTCTACGTGCTCGGCTACACCGAGACGATCACCTGGCCGATCAGACGGACCATCACGTTCGTCTGCGCGCCCGACCTGCCGTACGTCGTCGCCGTGCTCGACACCGACCGGGCCGACTCCGGCAGCACCATCCTCAAGACCGCGGTCACCAGCACCGGCACCGCGCTCGTCTTCCGCACCAGCAACCCGGGCGACCTCTGGTCAACCACCACCCCGTACGACGTCATGATCTCCGGCGAGCGGTGCACGGTCACCGCCATGGGCGCCGCCGCGCTCGTGTCCGGCGCCTACGACCAGGCCGCCACCGTGACCCGCGCGGTCAACGGCATCGTCAAAGCCCTCGCCGCGAACGAACCCATCACCGTCGTCAACCCCGCGCGCTGCGCGCTGTAGGAGAACGTCATGGCGCTGCCCTTCACCGCGTCCGGCAAGATCCTGGCCGGAGACCTGAACGCGGCCACCACCGCACCCACCCAGGACGTGTTCACCTCGTCCGGGACGTGGACGAAACCGGCCAACGCGAAACTCGTCTACGTCGAGGTCGTCGGCGGCGGCGGCTCCGGCGGCGGAGCAGGCGCGACCGGCGCCAGCCAATGGTCGTTCGGCGACGGCGGCGGCGGAGGCGAGTACGCCGGCGGCTGGTTCCTCGCGAGCACGCTGGGCGCCACCGAGACCGTGACCATCGGCACCGGCGGCACCGCGGACAGCAGCGCGGGCGTGGGCACCGGCGGCGGCACCACCTCGTTCGGCACCTGGATCACCGCGGCCGGCGGCGGCGCGGGCGCGGTCCGCGCGGCCACCTCGACGGCGAACTACTCGACCAGCGAGAACGGGCGTGCCGGCGGGACCGGCGGGACCGGCGGCACGATCCGGATCGCCGGGCAGGCAGGTGGATCCGGCGTCGGCATCGGCTCGGTGTCCGGCACCCAGCAGCGCGGCGGCGACGGCGGCGCGTCGCACCTGTCCGGAACCCCGACCGGAAGCGGCACCGGCAAGCAATACGGCGGCGGCGGAGCCGGGTCCTCGCGCGGCGCGTCGCTGACCGCATCCAACGGCGGCAACGGCGCCAAGGGCGTCTGCATCGTGACCGTCTACTACCAGCAGGCCTGAACCAAGGGGAACACCATGAACAAACTGACCTGGCCCACCGTCGGCCTGATCGCCGTGCTCGGCGCGATCGTCGTCTTCCTCGCGACCCTGGCGCACTGGGACGCGACCGGTATCGCGGCCGTGCTCGGCATCCTCGTCGGCGTCGGCGGCGGCGCGGCCGTGGTCGGCACCGTGGCCGGCAAGGTCGACGACGTGCAAGCCGAGACCACTGCGCAGACCCAGACGCTCGCGAAGATCGACCACCAGACCAACGGCCAGCTCGCCGTCCGCGACGCCCGGATCGCCAGCCTCGAGGCCCAGGTGCGCCAGCTCGGAGGGCAGCCCTGATGGCCACCCTCGTGCCCTGCCTCGTGCGGCTGCGCGCGGAGTTCAACACGCTGTTTCCGTTGCGGGACAAGGGATCCGACGGATGGATCGGCGACGCCAGGCATCAGGAAGAGCACTCCGACCACAACCCCGACAGCCGCGGCCTGGTCCACGCCATCGACGTCGACACCGACCTCGGCGGCGGCGCCGACATGCAGGACTTCGTCGACCACCTGGTCGGCCGGCGGGACAACCGGCTGACCTACATCATCTTCAACCGGCGCATCTGGTCGGCCTCGCACGGCTGGACCGGGCGCGCCTACACCGGCAGCGACCCGCACACCGGGCACGCCCACATCAGCGCCGACAACACCCCGGCGTACGAGAACGACACCAGCAGCTACCACCTGGAGGACGTCATGCCCACCGCCGACCAGATCGTCGATGCCCTGCTCGCCCGGAAGATCACCGGCGCCAACGGCGTCGACTACGGCACCCTCGGCGGCGTGTTCGCCACCCTGATGGCGCGCACCGGCTCGATCGCCAACAGCCAGCTCCCCGCGGTCGCCGCGAACGTCGAGCAGATCGAGGAGCAGCTCGACGCGCCGGCTACGTGAACAACAGCATCAGGAACACCGAGGCGGCGGTCGCCACGGGCAGCAGCACGATCCAGTCCCAGGCGTTCACCGGCAGACCGACCGCGTCCATCCGATGAACCGCTGGAACGCCTCACCCAGCGGGCCCGGACCCATGTCGTTGACGTACCGGTCGAAGTAGTCCCAGCAGGCCAGCGTCAACCCCGTACGGGTATCCGTGTCCGCGACCAGGTATTCCCGGGCCGTTGAGCACGGCCACTGCTCGCCGCACGCCGTGCAGTCCCAGAACGGCCGGTTCGGCCGGTGCTGCTCGCCGTCAACCATGGTTGTCCTCCCCGCCGTGAAGGTGAGGTGCCGGGCCGCGGCTCGGCGGTCCAACGACCCGGCTCCTCGTGTGCGGAGCGGCAGCGTGCAGAAGTCTCACCCGGCCACCCGTTCGCGACCGGACTGCCGCGGGGCGCACGCCACCGCCGCGGCCAACGTGACACAGGTCGTTGACCTGAGTCAAGACCTAGGAAATAGCCCTCGGACAATTAGGCATGTACTTACCGTGATCATGTGGGCGTGAAGGGCAAGTTGTACACGACCGGGGACATCGCCGATCGGCTCGGCGTGACCCGGCAGCACGCCTACAACCTGTCCCGGCGTAAGGGCTTCCCGGACCCGTTCGACGAGTGGGAGAACGGCTCGACCGTGTGGCTCACCACCGACGTCGAGAAGTGGATCCGCGAGAAGTGGAAGCCGCGCGCCGAGGAACCCGAGGGCTCGTAAGAGATGTCCGCTTTGACATCTCTTTCAGCCCGGTCGGAAATGTCAGCCCCTTAACATTTCCGGACAGCGAAGCGGCCCGCCCCGGCGAGGGAACGGGCCGCAGGTGTCCCAGGTGGGACAGTGCTCAGGCGCAGCGCGGGCACGGCACGTCAGGGTCGGCCGGAGCCAACTCGCCGCACCGGTCGCAGGTAGCGCAAGGGTCGTCGGCCAGGTCGGCCGCCTGGACCAGTAGCCGGGCCAGGTGCCGCGCGTACTTCGAGTTGAACGAGTAGTCCTCCACCCGCACCAGCACCGGAGTGGAGAGGCCGGTGGCACGGTTGAACGTGGTGCCGACGTCCACGCACGCCACGCCGTCTCGGTACTGCGGCACGAACATCTCCTCCGAGCTGCAGTCGCGGAACTGACCGTCGTCATCGTGCCTGCCGGTGCACCAGGACGGGCAGGCCGGCGGCGGCGCCCACTCGCTCTCCGGCGGCGTGGGCGTCACGCCCTCCGCGAGAAGCGCGTTGATCCGCTCGACCAGGTAGCTCGGGTCGCCGTCCGGGTTGATCGCGAAGCCCAACTCGTCGAGACGTGCGGCGAACCGCCGCACCTCGCCGTCGCCGATCCGGGTGTCGGGCTTGGCCGGCACGGCGTGCGGCGTGCCGTACAGGTCCCCGCCCGGCTGGCACGCCGGGTGGCCGCAGGTCGGCTCCTCGTCGACAGGGTGGATGCCCTGGTGGGTGGAGCAGAAGTTCTCCGCGTCGATGATGCAGATCTCGGACACAGGCTCGGTCGTGGTCTTCGGTTCGGGCATGATGCTCATGGGTCGCCTCCCGGGGCGATCAAGGCCCCGGCCGGTGTGCCAACACCGCGATTCCGGGGCCGCTTTTTCGGGCGAGGATTCGCCCGATAACCTCCTGTTCATCGCTCGTCGGTGATCTGCGTCTTCCCTGGTGGAGCATGCCGCTAACCGGGGGACTCCCCCAAGATGCCCGGCGAGCCGCCGCGGGTCCAGCCGAGCAAGATGAACCACGCGAACTGGGAAAACGTCGAATAGCCGACGAGCGCGAGCGCTAGCATACCGCTGACTCTCCGGATAACCTAGCTCCATGTCGCCCCAGATCTCGGACCTCGCCGCGTCCTTCCGTCGGCACCTGCGCGCTGGCGGCAAGGCCGACCGCACTCTCGTGCTCTACGGGCAGTCCATCCGGTTCTTCTGCGACTGGCTCGTCGCGCAGGGCCGGCCGACCACCCTAGATCAGCTCCACCGGCACGCCATCACCGCGTGGCTGGCCGACCTCGCCGAGCGGGTCGACATCGAGACTGTGCGTACCCGGCTGCGCGGCATGCGCCGGTTCTGCCGCTGGCTGGAGGCCGAGGGCGAGGTCGAGCAGGCGCCCACGACGGGCGTGGAGATGCCGGCGCCGAGCGAGAAGCCCGTCCGGGTGCTCACCGAGGTGGAACTCGGCTCGCTGATCAAGGCGTGCCAGGTGCCGCGCGGCAAGGCGGGCACATACGACCGGAAGATCTTCGACGGCCGCCGCGACGAGACCTTGATCCGGATGCTGGCAGACTGCGGCCTACGCGTCTCCGAACTCGCCGCGCTCACCCTCGACGACCTCGACCTCGAACGGGAGGTCGCATTCGTGATGGGCAAGGGGTCCCGGCCGCGGGCGGTGCCGTACGGCGCGAAGACCGCGCAGTGCCTCGACCGGTACCTGCGCATCCGCAGCGCCCACGCGCGCGGCGCGGCCACGAACCGGCTCCTGCTCAGCGAGCGCGGGCCGATGTCCGCCGACGGCATCCGCTGGCGCCTGGAAGTCCTCGGCCAGCAGGTCGGCATCGAGGGTCTGCACCCCCATGCGTTCAGGCACACGACCGCGCACCGCTGGCTCGCCAACGGCGGTCAGGAGCGCGACCTGATGCACATCATGGGCTGGCGCTCCGACGCCATGCTCCAGGTCTACGCGCGGTCGACTGCGGTCGAGCGCGCGCACGACGCGCACCGTCGGCTGGGGCTCGGCGACCGCCTTTAGCACGCCGCTTGTCGAACATCTGTAGCATGCCGTAAGCTCATGATCGCTGGTTTCCCTAGCACACCGAGTAAGCCGCTAAGGGCACCCGAGCCGCACTTCCGGGCCATATCCGCTCCGAAAGCCCAGACTCCCAACGGGACTCACGGGACCGCAGGAAGCGCATCGCCCTCACACTTGCGACCTCCAGGTGCGTACTGCGAGCAGGCGAGTCCTAGGCCAACCCGTGCCAGCCGTCATTGCGACGCAAGACGCGGGCTCCGCCCTAGTACGTACTCCCGCTTGTTGTGCGCCCCATTTCCTGGAGCGCCACAGTGCCGCTTTCGCCCAGTCAACGCGTCCAACGAGCGCGGCTTGCTGCCCTGACCCGCTGGGCTAACGAGGATCCTCGACCGAACGCTGTCCGCGCCCAGAAGGGCCTACGAGCCCGCTTCGAGCGCGAGGTGGACCAGAGGTACCCCGACCTGCCCGAGGCCGAGCGTGCTCGGCGGGTCGAAGCGGCGTACCGGGCTCACTTCGCCCGGCTTGCGCTCGCGTCCGCCAAGGCTCGCGGAGCCAAGGCCACAACGCGGCTCCCGCGATCCTGCCGGGACGGCGCCGGGCCGCTGTGCACGCCTGAGAACCGGTGCCCGGCGCATCGGATCGACGTCGATCCTCCGACCGTCGGTGACGTGCTCGCCGGCGGTGCCGAGTGACCGAAGAGCAGCTCCTCGCCTGGACCGAGGGCTACCTCGCGGGCTACGACCGCGGGTACGAGATCCGCGGCAACGAGGTCAACGCCGAGTACCCGCCGCCGCGCGTCTACGCGTTCGGCGCCTGGTACGACCAGGCGCGCGAGCGCGAGCGTGCCGACGCGGAGGTTCGCCGCCTGGTCGCTGAGGAGCGCACCGGGTGACCAGCGAGGCCGACTTGGTCGAGCAGGCCATCGAGGATCTCGCGGACGGGGCGCGCGTCCGGCTCACCAAGGCCTCGCATATCCCGATGCGGGGCACGCGGTGGGTCTACCGCGGCCGGATCCCGCACGGCATGGTCACGCTGCTGGCCGGCCGGGAGGGCATCGGGAAGTCGACGCTCTCGCTCGACGTCGGGGCGCGGATCACGCGGGGCACGCTGCCGGGCCGGTACGAGGGCAAGCCGCAGAACGTGATCGCGTGCGCCACGGAGGATTCCTGGTCGCACACGATCGTTCCGAGGCTGATGGCGGTCGATGCGGACATGGACCGTGTCTTCCACATCGCCGTGGAGGACGAGGACGGCCGTGTGCGCGGAATCGTTGCGCCGCAAGACATACGGCGCATGGAGCGCGCGTTCCGGGAGGTGCGGCCGGCGCTGATGCTGATCGACCCGCTGATGGCCGTCATCGATGGGAAGATCGACACCCATAAGCAGGCTGAGGTGCAGCAGGCCCTGGAACCGCTGGTGAAGATGTGCGACCGGACCGGCATGGCCGTGCTCGCGCTCATCCACGTCAACAAGTCGACGACCACCGACCCGCTCACCTCGATCATGGGCAGCAAGGCGTTCGCGACGCTGCCGCGCTCGATCCTCTACTGCCTGGAGGAGGACGAGGGCAGATTCATGTTCTGCCACGTCAAGTGCAACGTCGGCCCGAAAATGCCGTCCATCGGCTACCGCCTTATGCCGGTGCGCTTCGACCTGCCTCCCGAGGAGGTCGAGGAAGGCGACGACCCGTACATCGAGTCGAGCCGGGTGCTGTGGGGCGATGAAGACCCGCGCTCGGCCACTGAGCTGATGGAGGCGAAGGCCAAGCGGTCCAACCTCGGTGAGGTCGCCATGGCCGTCCTGGAGCTGATCGACAACGAGCAGGGCGTGCTCACTGGACGGCAGATTCGGGACAAGTTGAGCCAATACGAAGGCAAGGCGGTCGACAACGCGTTGGCGCGCCTCACCAAGGCCGACCGCATCACGCGCATACAGCGAGGCACCTATCAGTCACTGTCCATTACCACCTAACACTCACCTACTGGAGACAACTTCTGTGAGTAAAGAGAGTGAAGTGAGTATTCGAATCCTCACTCCACTCCCTTTACTCACTCTTACGAGTAAGGGAAGCCCGATGAGTGAAGAGATCCCGGAGTGGCAGCGGCGCTTGGAAGCCGCGGTGGCCAAGAACGTGCAGCGGCGCAGCGTCAAGAGCAAGGAGCGCGCGGAGTTCGCCGAGCGGCGTGCGTACGGGCTCGTGCAGCGCTACGCGGCCAAGACCGCCAGGCTGAAGGCTCAAGCCGCCATCGACGCGCGGGTGGCCGCGGGAGAGCTGATCCGGCTACCAGGTGGGCACGTCATCGAGGCCGAGCGGTACGACGTCGACGTGCACGGACCACGCGAGGCATGAGCCGATCGTGGGCGACCGGCAGCACCAGGGCGT